GGAATTTAAATTTCTGCGTCTTTATCTTTGGTGGACCTGAAGAGACTCGAACTCTGAAAAAACACTGTATTTTCAACGTGAATTTGCAAACTGTGTTTATTCTGTGTCCAGTCCCTTTTCTGTGTTCTCAGCTCCTTGCGATATGCTCATAATACGCCATGAGCTTCTGTTCCGGCCCCGGGCCGTCCTTGTCGAGCAGGAACGCCTTGGCCAGCGCGGCGTAGAACTCCGGGCGGTTGAGGCCAAACTCTACGGCGACGGGGTAGTAGTCCGAGTACATCATGTTCATGGTCACGCCCCACGCCCAGCGTGGGACCACTGGTGCCTGAATGCCCATGCTCTCGGCCACGGCCGTTGTCTGTTCCATCGTCCAGTGCGGGCCGGTCGTGCCGTCGGCGTTTTGCATGTTGGCTGCCCACTGCATCGCCGTTTCGCGATCAAATGTGGCCGCCTCCGGCTCGTCGTGGTTCCCGTGCAGCTTTTCGAGCCTGCAGATTGTCTTCGCGTACAGTCCGACTTCTTCCGCGCTGCCCAGCGTCACGGGCTTCTCCATGGCCTCGTGCAGCTTTGTGTGAAGCTTTTCGATATATTCTTTCATCACGTCATGCCTCCTGGATGTATTTGTATAGGCTGTCAAGGTCGTCCGAAGCAAAAGTCAGCTTTCCGATAAATGGAATCTCTATCGGGAGTTTTCGCCCGTCGAGCCGAGGTCTTGCCTTATTATAGAGCCTGTCAATGTCGATATCCCCGTGCTCATCCATAATCCGCATCGCTTTGAACCACGGGTTATCTCTCAGCACAAGCAGTTGCTCTTTGCTGCCGTCTGCCAGTAAAGACAACCCAACGCCTGCTACAAAGGAGCGCACCTCGTCCATATGTGGGGATGCTACTGTATCAAAAAAACGCAAAATTCCGCGCATAGCCTGATCTATCGTCACCATAAAGTTTTACCTCCGTTTTAAGATGGGGCGGCTATTGCCGCCCCTTTTGCTTAGTTGTTGCAGCAGCCGCCGCACTTCGGGAGCGGATCGTAGAGCGTCTGCGCCGTGGTCGCGGTGCCCGTGGTGACGTCGGCGACCTGCTTGGGATAAAAGGTTGCGTTGACGTAGGTGACGATGGAGTTATCACCGCAGCAGCGGCGCTCGGCCTCCATCTTGACCGCATCAAGTGCTTCCTTGCGGACGGACTCGACGTCCTGCTTGACCAGCGCGAAGCTGTCCTCGGTGCGCTGGTTGTGGACGGCCTGCTTGCACAGTGCCTCACGGACGTCCTTGAGCTGCCCGTCGATATAACCGTACATCTCCAGCATCTTGCCGTCGTTGTACGTGTTGGCCTTGAGCAGCGCGATCTCGCTGTCCTTCGCGGCCAGCTTCTGTTCGCGCTCCAGATCGTAGCGCGTGACCGGCATGTTCTCGCTGCACGTCGGCTCCTGCTGCCGTGCGGCGAGCATGGCGGCGACCGTCATGGCGGGCGTGACCGCCGCAGCGACGTCAGCGACTTCCGATCTCTTGTTCTGGTTGAGGCCGCCCAGCAGATTGCCGAGTCCGCCGTTTGCCAGACCCAGCGCAGCTCCGCCGATGCCAAAGCCCAGCGCGGTCCCTGCGAGTCCCTTACTTGCGTATTCCATAAAAAATCCTCCGGTAAAAGTAGTAAGCTGGCCAGCTCCTACTCTCATTCTGCCGCTTCCCCGGTTTTTATGGGGGACATTTCCGGGACATCTGTGTACCATTTGTGGGACATGCGGGCATAGAAAAAGCGCCATGAGCCGTTGCTCATGGCGCTTTCTCTTTGTCCGTTTTCCCTACCAGGCGGCGGGCGATATTGTAGATGTGCGGCAGGCGGCGGGAGATGGTTTTGCGGTCGACGCCGATCTCGGCGGCGGCGTCCATCTGCGGGAGCCTGCCCACGATATAAAGCTTCACAATCTGCTGATCGATCACGTCCAAAAGTCCCTCGTCAGTGACGCGCTCCCAGTCGCTGCGCGTGAGGTGTTCCAGCTCCTTCGGCAGAGCCAGCCGCGCAGTTATTTGCTGTCACTCCCTTCGGCCCGCCGCCGGGCAGGGCTTACTTCATCGCCGCAGCCAGCTTTTTCAGCAGATCGTCGCCGTATTTGTAATCGGCAAGATACTTGATTGTGCTGTCTGCCAGTCCGGCCTTTGCCTTGATTGTCTTCTTGGCGTCCTCGACGGCCTTATCGACGGTTTCCGTGTCGTAGTCCACCCACGGGAGCTTGCCGTGCTTCTTCCACACACGGCTGTTGTAGCCGCCCTTGATGCCGATGTTGCCGACACACGTAATCTGTACGCCGTTATCCCAGATCGGGGTACACTCGACCGCGAGGCCGTCTCCGATATACATGCCCCAGTGTCCGGGCATCCACAGGCCTTCTCCTGGGACGAGCTTGTCCCAGCCGGACGCGGATACGTCCTTGCACTTGGCAATCATACCGTCTGCGGAGACATCCGGGACGGCGTTTCCGGCGTAGCGGGCGCCGCCGTGGTAGGCGTTTTTGTTGCCGTTCCAGCCCCACAGGATCCCCTTTGTGAGATTCACGCAGTCAAAGCCAAAGTAGCCCTTTCCGATCAGCCCGCGGAATCTGGCCTGCTTTGCGGCGTCGTACCAGTCCTGGTATTGTTTTGCCTTCTCAGTGATGATCCCATCCGTGACCGGAGATCCGAAGCAGCCCCACATGTACACGGTCTTGTAATTCTTCGCGACTTCGATATGCTTTTTTACAAGCTCGGACGCTCTCATAACGTAACTCATACCCGCTCACTCCCGTACAGCTCGTGGTGCAGCTGCAGCACGGCGGCCTCGATCAGCTTGTCGATCGTTTCCACATCAAATTGAATGCCCTTCTCGGCGAGGAAGTTCACAACATACGCCTTTTTCGCCGCGCCGTCCGTCGCGGTGTACAGCTGCTCCGCCGCCTTTACGCCGATCTCGACGTAGGTACGGAGCGTTTGCAGCTTATCCGCGTCGATCTTCGTCTTGATCCACGGGATCAGAAATGCCGAAACGAGCGCGCTGATGAGCGCGATCACTGCCGAGATGATCTGTGTGTAGTCCATATGTATGCTCCTTTCAATCTTTCAGCACGATCTCTGCGATGCGTGCTGCCGCTTCCGGGCCGTATTTTTCAGCCCATTTATCCATGTACTTCTGCGCGTACTTCGCGCGGTTCTCGTTTTTTGCCTTCCAGAGATAAAACCCGCTGGAAGCTGTTGTTTCAGCCAGCACCGCAAGCGTGATCTCCGTCAGGTCTGCGCCTGCCGCGCAGGCGATAATGAGTGCGAGGCTGACGAGCGCGCTGCAGATCAGCCACTTCTTGCTAAACTCCATTGTGCTCACACTGCTTCTCTAGCTGGTGCAAAAACTTTTTTACATCGCCGTTGCCGCCCAGCTTGACGTATTTCTGCCCGGCGATCAGACGCTCGGCCATTGGCATTTCCTCCGACATGATGGTCAGCCGGAGGATCGCCAGATACTGCTCGTCCTGATGCTCCTGCATTTTCCCGAGCTTTTTGTCGATCTCGGCGAGATGGTCGCCCTGGGAGTCTGCCTGTGTTTTCTTCTTCTGCGCTGTGCCGACGATGGCCTGAATGACCGTCGTCAGCGCGGACGAGCCGAGGACGGCGCAGATGATCGTGATGGTTCCAGCATCCATGTTTTTACCTCTTTTCTGTCTTCGCCTGCCACGTGATATCCCTGCCGCAGACGCCGGTCAGGCGGTCGCGGAGGTAGTTCAGCGCCGTCCCGACGCGGTTTAGGTCAACGTCGTTGTATGCGCCCTTCATCCCCGCCAGCCACTCCGCCAGCTCCGCCGCCGTCATGCCCGCGTAGCCCTTCACGGCCAACTCGTGCACGCGTGCGACGTCCGCTGTCGTTCGGTCGGTGATGAGGGTATAGATAATCGTACTCATAGAAGCTCCTTAACGCCCGTCGGCTTGTTTATCAGAATGACCTTAAAGATCATATCTACATGATTAGAAACACCACGCCGCCGCGATGCCGTCCACCTCGGACGCGACGCTCCAGTCCGCCTCACCGTTCCATCCCGTTCTGTCAAAGCAGCTGGTGTTGTTGAGTCTCGGCGAGCGCAAATACCATGCACGGTTTTTCTTCCGGTTGGCCGCCGTCTTGTAATACGCGTACTGCGTGCCCTCGCCTGGATAGGAGAATGTCCGTGTGCCCTGTACCTCGATCTCCGACAGCAGGAACAGCGTGTCCTCCGTCGTGTCGATGGCCGAGCTGGCGCTGCCTGCCGAGGTTTTCTTCGTCACGGCTTTAAATGCAGCTACAACCTCTGCCGGCATCACCTTTTTCAGTGCCGGGAATGCGGTGGACGTCCGCACCAGACAGTTCACCCAACCACAGCTATTGCTCTCTGCGCCGTTCATCTTATACTGCGTCGCGTAGGTCGTGTGCATCTGGAATGTCAGCGGAGCCTTGCCCGAGCCGTCGGCATAATCGTCGTGGTTCTTGCCGATGATGTCGATCGCGTAGGTCTTGTTGTTGATCGTCATGTTGCAGCTGTCGCCGACGTTCCATGTGTTGGGAACTTGTTTCTCTTGACAGGCCTTAATAATTGCAGCCCAGCTGTTATTTCCGAACACGGGGTCGATCATGACCAAATCGACATTAGCTGTCCCAACCACAACATCTGCCGTCTTTGTTGTGCTTGCTGTCGCTGCTGTTACCGTCCATGTTCCAACCTCGTCGACTATCAACGTGCAGTTTCCACTCGCATCCGCCGTCCCAGAAACCGTCTTGCTACCTTTTGTAGCTGTAACTGTTGCGCCCGCGCTGGTTGTGACGACAATCTGCAAGTCGGGCGCGCCCTTGATGGCCTGCACCGCGCTCACGAACCCATCCGGGAACGCAAGCTGTGCGGACGTGCCGCCCTTCGTGCGGATGGCGTCCGCAACCGCCGTCAGGTCGGCGTTCAGCTGCGCGGAATCTACTGCTTTATCCAATGCCATCAGTAGTTTCCTCCTGTCCATTCTGGCAGCGCGGCAAGCACGTCCTGCACCAGCGCGGCCTTATCCGCCGCCGTAAAGTAATCCGTGCCCTTGACCGGCGTCTTGCCCGCTGGCCCCTGCGGGCCCTGTGGGCCGGTATCGCCGGGTTCGCCCTTCGGCCCCTGCGGACCGGTCTCGCCTGGGTCTCCCGGTTCTCCCTGCGGGCCGGTCTGGCCGGGCGCGCCGTCTGCGCCGGGGTCGCCCTTGTCTCCCTTCGCGCCGCGGGACGGCTTGCCGGTGTCGGTCTCGCCCAGATACCAGTTGCCGTTCGCGCCGATCGCCGGGGTGACGCCGTCGGCGCCGTCCTTGCCCGGAGTTCCGTCCGCACCAGCCGGCCCCTGCGGGCCGGTATCGCCGGTTTCTCCCTTCGGCCCCTGCGGGCCGGTGTCGCCGGTGCTGCCCTTCTCGCCGCGCGATGGCTTCCCCGTGTCGGTCGTCCCGAGATACCAGTTCCCGTTCTTGCCGATGCTCGGGGTTATGCCGTCCGTTCCGCTGGCGCCCGCCGGGCCGGTGTCGCCCGGTTCGCCCTTCGGCCCCTGTTCGCCCGGATCTCCCTTGTCGCCCTTCGCGCCCTGCAGCGGTCCGTTGTTGACCCACGCATTCGTCACGCCGTCGTAGATGTAAATGTCATAAGGTGCAGCCGCGCCCACGCCGTAGGCGTCTCCGACCTCCGGATTCTTGACCGACGCCTGCAGCGCGGAGACCGAGCCGTAATAGCCCTTGACGGTAAATCCCGTTCCCGTGTCGCCCTTCGGCCCCTGCGGACCTGCCGGGCCGGTCTGGCCGGTCTCACCCTGCGGGCCGGTCTGGCCCGGGTCTCCCTTCGGGCCGGTCGCTCCGGTCGCGCCTGTGTCGCCCTTTTCGCCGGGATCACCCTTGGGGCCGGTCTCGCCCTGCGGTCCCCGCTCGCCGGTCTCTCCCTTCGGGCCGGTCGCGCCGGTCTCCCCCTTATCGCCTTTGTCGCCCTTCTCGCCCTTGACGGTCTCGACGTTAAAGTCAAATGTCTTCCCGTCCGAAAGCGCGATCGTGTACGTCGCCGTCGTCCCGCTCTGCGATTTCTTCGTGATCGACGTGATGCTCGCGCCCGCCTCGCCGGTCTCACCCTGTGCGCCGGCAGGTCCTGTCTGCCCCTGCGGCCCCGCCGGTCCCGTCTCGCCCTTCGGCCCCTGCGGGCCCATGACAGATCCAAGGTCGACCGTGCTGCCGTCCGTCAGCGTGAAAATCAGCTTCCCCGCGTCCGTAACCTCCACGGCCTTCACCCCGCGGGAGATCAGCCCGCCGATCGTCACCGTGATCTGATTCGGAATCTCTACCCTCATACCTGCTCCTTACTCCACGAATGCCCGGTTCCCGCTCGCCAGCGTCGTCTTGTCGCCGTGCGTGTACCGGATATCGTAGGTGTACTTTCCCTTCGTGAATTTTTCCGTGATCGTCGCGTCGAAGTTCAGCGTGACCTGCTCATTCTCCACCTTCGCAAAGCTGAACGTGTGGACGGTCTGCCGCGTATCGTCCAGAAACACGACCGCCATGCTGTCCGTCGTCCCGATCGTGACGGCCTCGCCGTCCTGGTCCTTCAGGTCGAACCGCAGCACGATCGAGAACGTGTCCCCTTCGTACCACCGCAGCACCCCTTTGTCGATCCTCGGGCTCGGATAAGCCCCCGGAATTGGCGTCGCCATGCCGCATCCCTCCTTTTCATCCAGTGTAGCAGACCCAGCCGCCGGATTCACCCCACGCACGCAGCACTTTCCGCTTGCCATTCCCGCCCGCCGGTGCTATACTGGTTCCATCAAATACAAGGAGGCTTCCCCATGCTCGACGAAAAAGATATTGAGAAAATCCAATCCATGATCGACCAGGCCAAAGACGACATGCTTAAGCAGTCCGCCGCGAATACCCGCGTCATCATCGAGAGCAGCGTCATGAAAAAGCTGGACCTCCTGATCGAAGGCCAGCAGTCTCTTCTCGATACCCTCGCGCCGAAGAGCCGCGTCGAAGAGCTTGAAGAAGAGGTTTCCTTCCTGAAATCCGTCGTTCACCTGCACAGCCAGCGCCTTGCGGAGCTGGAAAAAGCGCAGTAATTTCATACGAAAACACCAAGGCCGGGGCTTTCGCCCCGGCCTTTTGCGCTTATTTGTATGGGTTGTTCTCCTCCTTCCAGTCTTTCCCCATAGCCGCCCATATTGCAGCCTTCTGTTCCTTTGTCAGGTTCATCCCGTCCAGGATCGTCTGTACCCGCTCCTGCGACGCGCTCTGCGTTCCGAACGCCTTGAAGTACGCCTGCTTGTACTGCATATACGCGTCATACCCGACGCCGTTCTCCGAAAGCGTGTCCATCTTCTCCCGTTCCGCGTCCTTCGCCATGACAGCGTAATAATACGCCGTTTTCGCGTTTTGCGGGATCTCATAAGCAAACAGCGTCGTAAGTCTCGCTTCCGTTTCCTGCACCTTCTTCATGGCATTTACGAACGCGAAGCTCTCCCTCTGGTTCACGCCGCCCTGCGTCATGATCTGATACGCCGCCGTCTCCTTTGCGGACAGCGACTTGAACCCGCTCTCCACCCAGCTCTGCGCCTCCTCCGTCGCCGTCTTGCCGAACAGCAGCGCCTGCGCCCAGCTCTTGGCCCGGTCAGCGGGATTGTCGTTATACACGGGATACTGTAAGATGTCGCGTCCCTCGTTGTCTACCGTATAGCTGCCGCCGCGAGCCGCCGCCGTCGCGCCCTGATACGCCTTTCGGATCTGCCCGCCGCCGAACGGCGTCGCCAAATACAGGCCCGGCTTCATAAGCTCGTTTCCGATGGTCTGTGCCTTCTTCGCAGGCGCCATGTCCTCGTTCTTTGCCAGCAGCGCCTTCTCGATGTTTCCGAGGTTCGGGATGGCCGACGCCACGGCGATCCTGCCGCTGTCAATGTCCAGCCCAAGCGCTTCATCCACACCGAGGATCGTCAGCGCCTGCGTGCCCGGGAACTCAGAAATGATGTTCCCCTCAAGGTTCTTGATCGCCTGATACGTGCCCGGCTTCTCCTTCGTGAAGTCCCATTTCCCGGATACCGCCGCCTGCACCGTGTTCGGCAGCTGATACCCCGTGAAATCTCCGACCGTATCATTGATGATATCCAGCGGATCCAGCGCCGCGCGCCTGCCCACAATGCTCTCGTAGAACTCATTGTAGATCCACGCGCCGATGAGGAATTTGAACATGGCCTTCGCCAGTGCCGCCACGCCCTTCTTCCGCTCCTCCTGCGCCATATCCTTGAATATCCAGCTGAGCTCATTGTTGACCTCCAGTTGGAACTGCGTGAACAGCTTCACCAGCGGGTTCCGCGCAGAGTACAGCGTCGGCGTCGAGCCTTTGCTGCGGTCTGCCATCACGCCGGATGCAAACTGGTCCGCCTCCTGCATCGCGCTCATCTCGCTCATGCCCCGCCGCAGGTTCTGGTAATACCGCGCACGGACGACGCTCCCCGTCGTAAACGTGTCGATGGATTCCATCATCCAGCCTGCACCGGCGGAGACTTTATCCATCGTGCTCATGGCCAGCCGCCTGTAACCGCTGCGGTTGTTGATGAACGTCGACGCAGAATCCAGCCCGTCCGCCGTCTTGTAGTTTTTCAGCGTATCCCACATGCCGCGCAGCACGTCCGCCGTCGACACCTGGCTCCACGCCTGCGTAATCGGGATGACGTTTGTGAGTGCCGAGCCCACGTTTGCCGCGACCATGTTCGCGCCCACGCGGGACTCAAACTTCTTCATGACGTTGTAGAACTTTCGCCCCATGAGCTTTTCCATGCCCCGGTCGAGCCGCGACTTTTTTCCCGCCAGCAGGTTCGTGTATTCGTCCAGCTCATCCACGAAGTTGGAAAGCCCATACCGTCCGTTCTTCGTCAGGTTTGCAACCTGCTCGTTGGCTTCGTCCGGGTTGAGGAACGGGTTCATCATGATCGCATCGATCCGCTGTTTCAGGCCCTCGTCCGACGCCCGATACCGGATCTGCGTTGCCAGCGCCCGCAGCCGCTGAATGTCCGCCGTGTGGAAGATCACGTCCGTCGCGACCTCGATGTACCGGTCGAAGCCCTGCAGCGCGTCATACGCCGTCGCGTAGCCGAGTCGGTTCTGGATATTCGCCATGTACCGGATGCCAGGTTTGAAGTTTGCCGTGAGGCCGTTGATCGTCGCAGGCAGCGGCGACACATCGCCCTCGATCCCGGCCGCCCTTGCGAACTTCTGCAGAATGCTGCCGCCTTCCTCGTTCTCCTGGAAGTGTGGGAAATATCCCTGCAGATAATTGACCGGCTCATATCCATTCTCAATGCGCACCCGATTCATATCCTGGAACAGCTTGTCGTAGACCTCATGGAAAACCTTCACGGCTGCCCGCACCTTGCCGAGATCCAGATTTGGGTTCTGCTTCTCGAATTCCTGAATGGCCGCGTTCCACTCGTCAAACGTCATCCCCCCGCGCCTTTCGACACGCGGATGCTGCTTGAGATAGTCCCGGTTGAATTCCGCCTCGCCCAGCCACTGCACCGCATAGCTCTCGGATACCAGATTTCCCTTCCGTACCTGCCGGTCGAGTCCCAGCGCCCGGATCCGGTTCTGCTGCTGCACGAGGTAATTCTTGCGTTTGCTCTCGTTTTCGTGTACGGGCCAGAAATACTTGTTGATAAAAGCATTGGCCTTTTCGTCAGAGACCTTTCCCTTCCGCGCGATATCCCGGATGTTCCGCTCCATCGTCTCGCGCTGGTACTGGATCCCCATAACCTTGTCGACCCACTTGACGGCCTCTGCTTCCGTCAGCGCCTGCTCGGCAAAGTCCCGCAGCCCCTGCTTGCGCTGCGCGTTCCATGCCTTGAGCTTCAGCGCCAGCATATCATAGTCAGCCTTTGCCTCGTAGACCTTCAGGATCTGCTGCCCGTTTTCCAGCCCTGCCACATAATCCGGGCTTGTCTCCCCGCGCAGCAGCCGGTTCACGATCTTCTGGTCGGCTTCCGTCAGCAGCGTCTTGCTCTGCGCTTTCTCGACCACTCGTCTTGCGTCCTTCAGCTGCGCCCACATCTGCTTCGTTTCTTCCGCTGTCTGCGGAATAGCAAGCTTTTCTTTGGCCTTGTTCTGCGCGTCCAGATACCGCTGCGCCACGCGCAGCCCGCTCGTCAGCCGGTCAATGGATTCCGTGAAATTCGCCTGCTGCCACTTCTTGAAGCTCGCCGCCTGCGGCCCGTAGTATTCATCCAGCGTCTTCTGTACCTTCTGAATGCCGCGCGCCACATCGTAGATCTGCATCAGCTGGTCGCTCGGCGCGGTAATGTCTGCCGGAAACAGCTCCGGCGCCATTTCCCGAAGCTGCTGATACGCCACATCCACCGGCAAGCCGTCCTTGCTGATCGTCAGTGTCCCCATGGCCGCCTTCCGGAACAGGTTGTAGTCCGCAATGTCCTGCCGGTCCTTCTCGGAGATGGAAAGCTTCTGATCCCGGATGAACTTCTTGAGGTCGCCGTACTGCTCAATATACTGCGTATCTTCTTCGATTCCCGCCTGATAGGCCGTTTCAAAGAGATCATTCAGCTTTGCCCGGTCAAGCTGCCCGTCCGTAAAGAACGTCCGCAGCGCCTCCTCGGCCATCGGCCGCAGAACCTCCCGCTTCGCCTGCCCCGGCACGCTCAGATTCTCCGCCAGCTCGTTCACCAGTCCGGACTCCAGCCGCCGCACATACTGTGCCGCCTTCTCCCCCATCAGATCCCGATACCGCCCGTCCTGCGAAGAATACCGGATATCCGGGTTCGTCTTGTCGAACGTCCCGATGTTATCCGTAGCGGATTTGATCTGTGTGGAATCAAATACAACATAGAATTTGTCGTAAGCCAGATCTTCCTTGCTTCCATCATATTCAAAAATCACGCCGTCGTGCCCATGTTCTTTGGCGTAGCGAATAAACGGTGCTTCTGCAATGTTATCCGTGAATTGTTCCGGGGACAATTTCACCGTGTACGGATTTTTCATTTTGAGATAGGCTTCAATGATACGGTTTCCTCTGCGTTCATCTGCCATGCTCTCTGCATAATCCCTTCTTTCACTGAAGAAGTACGCTCCGTTCTCCTGCTGGAAAGTATTAAATTCCGCATTCGTCCCGTGGTAAACCACTTTCGGTGTCCCGTCCGCATTCACAACCTTGCTCGCGCTCTCCGGGTGATTCTTCCAGTCCCCAAACCAGCGCTTGAATTGTTGCGATTGTGTTACATTTTTTAACTTTGGCTTGACAGTCGACCCCTCATCCCTTATACTGGCCACAAAGCCGTTGTCAGTATCAGGCATCTTGGGCATTGGGACCCTTGCCACCTGATACAAAGCAGCGGCTTTTACTTTGTCCACATAGAACAATGTTGTTTCGCCGTTATTGGATTTCTCAATCGCGTTTGTGAGCAGTCCCGTCACCGCATTCTTCTTTTCATAAATGCTGGTAACGGCATTGCTGTCAATGACAATCGAATTCTGTCTGCCGAACCCGTCAATGTACACCGGAATAATCACAGATTTTGTGTCCTTGATGAATGGCAACAGCGCAACGACGCTTGTTCCTCTCTGTGATTCAGATGCGATGATCGCGACCGGGCTTTTCATCGCACGCGGAAGCTGCTTCAACATCGGTTCCCCGATGTGATGCTCCTCATCTTTCGTTCCATTGATGGCATAGTCCACATGCGTCTGATTGATTGTGACCGGCAGCGCATTAAAGCCCACCTTCTGAAATACCTCCGGTGTCGACCCGACCACCAGCGTATCATTTTTTTCGATTTTCCCGGCTTTCCAGTCGTCCACCTGTTCTGCAAACGGCTTTGTGAAATCATACTTTTCTGCTTTTGATGCAGACATCTTCGCCGGCGGCGCTCTCGCGCTGCCGGATTTTTTCTGCCACTGGCCGACCTCCATCTTCACGTCCGCGCGCAGCTTGTTCGTGCCGTAGTCCGTGCGGTTCATGCCGGCGTAGGCATCCGCGATGATCTCCTCGACGTAGGCGTCCGTGTCGTCGCCGTAGATCCCGGCGTATGCGTCCACGTAGCTCTCGATCATCTCTTTCGTGATCTTGCCTTCTGACAGCAGCCGCTTCTGGATCTTCGCCGCCATCTCCGGCCAGCGCTTGACAAGCAGGTGATATCCCTCGTGCTTCGCCAGCTCGAACGCAGAATACTCCTCGCTGTCCGCCCGGATGAGCACGGAGCCATCCTCCGTCACGGCAGCGTCCGCATAAAACGTCTCCCCATCGATCTCCTGCGCCAGCTGCCCGGTGAAGAACCGCGCATTCTGTACTCCCATCGACCGGAAGAACTTTGCCGCCGCCTGGATATCCTCGCTTCTTCCCTCCTGCCCCTTCGGCATGACGCGCACTTTTTGCGCGTTGTTCTCTCCGAAACCGAGCTCCGAAAGCGTTACTTCATCCCAAGCTTTTGCGAGATCTCTTGCACCCTCCGCTCTCTTTCTTCCGGCGTCAGCTCTTTGCTGCTGCGCTGTGCTTTGGCGAACGCCTCCAGCCTGTCCTTCGGCACGCTGACCAGCCTGCCCGACTTGTCCTTCATCAGTAACCTCGATACTGCCATTGCCTTCTCCTTTCTGCCCTGCGGCAAGGCCCGCTCGATAGGCGGCTGCCGCCACGTCCTGATTCATTCCCTCTGCATAGCGCATGGCCCGCTGCTCGCTCGCGCCGAGTCTACCCTGCTCATAGACCTGTCCGAAGCTCTGCGCATACTGCTCCGCCGGCATGCCCGGCGTATTCCCGTTCAGGAAATACGCCGCCGTCTGCTCGTCGTAGCCCGCTCTCTGTGCCTGCGTCTGCAGATACTGTTCCTCCTGCTGCAGCGCGGCTTCATCAAGCGCCTGCTCCGCGTCCGCCGTCTGCCGCTGGGCATACTGTACCGGATCCAGCTCTCCCATGTTCTCTGTCCCCGGAATTGGCGCAAATAAGCTGTCCTGGTCGTACTGCCGCTGCGCCGCCTGCTGGGCCTGCTGAACGGCCTGTACAGACTGTTGTGCGCGGCTCTGTTCCTGCTCCTGCTGATATTGCTGTGCAAGCCTCTGGTTTTCCTGTGCCGTCTCCGCAGCGCTCTTGTAGATCTGGAATGTCTTCTCGTCTGCCTCGGCCTGCTCCTGCTCCTGCCGGGCCTGTTCCTGCAGCTGCTCGATCCTGGTCAGCGTCTCCGGCACGCGCGGCTCCTGCCCTTCGTCCACGGCCGCCTGCTGCTCCTTCGCCACCTCACGCAGCGTGTTCTCCACGGCCTTCTGCGTCACTTCGCCGCCATCGTCCACGGTCTGCTGCAGTTCCTCGGCCAGCTGGTGCGCCTTCGTGCCCTCTTCCTGCGCCATGCCATAGTCGATGACGTCCTGCACTTCGCCCGCCTCGATGACCGCTCTGGCCGTCTGCGTGACGTTTGCTTCCAAAATCACGCGGTTCACGCCCGCATATGTCCCGGACATGGCAAGGCCGGACAGGCCGCCCGCGAGGAACGAAAGGCTGTCTTCTTTTGCGAAGTCTCCGACCATCGCCGCCAGCGCCTGTGCCGGCGTCCTGCCCTCTGCGATATAATTTGCGTAAGCCGTCATGACCTCACCCCGGTCATGCTTCGCCACCACGTCATACGCACGGTTTAGCCAGTTGGACGCGATCTCTTCCGCGCCTTCCGACGCGAACGACCGCAGCGCCTTCTCCCAAACGGCCTTGCCGCTCAGCATGTTCTCAATGATATGGCCTACGGAGTATTTTTCCGTGAATCCCTCGATCGCGCCCTCGACGATACCGTCGACCAGCGCGTCCGCGTTGGACTTGCCGTTCTGGATCCCCTCATAGACCGAATCCGCCGCGACCTGCGAGCCCATCACCCAGTTCATCGTCTCCGCGACCGCGTCCTTCGCCCCCGCACCGGCCACGCCGCCAAAGGTTCCCACGAGCCCCGTCGAGACCGCCATGTTGACCGCGCTGTCCAGCGCCGACGTGCCCGCCTGATAGAGGAACTGCCCTGTCGGGTTCATATTCTGCATCACGCTCTGCCGAATGCCGGAGGACAGGCGCGACGCGTTGTACGCCGGGCTGTAGATGTTCGTCGGCATATCCTCGTTCTGATAGCCGCCCGCCCACTTCGGCAATACGCCGCGCAGCGACTCCACATTGCCCAGTGCCTTCCCCGGCGCCAGCGCCGCAGAGAACAGCGTCGCCGCAGCTTTCCCCGCGAAGGATCCGCTTCCCATCTCTTGCGCCGCCTGATCGAGTTTCTGTGCGTTGTCGTAATCGTCCAGCACCTTCTGCCATTCCGCCAGCCGCTTGAGCGTGTCGTCGCTGTAGCCTTTTTCGTTGAGCGCCGTCTTCGCGTCGTACTTCGCATACGCCCGCACCTGATATCCGTTCAGTTCCTGCCCGCGGTACTGCCGGAGCAGATTCTGGTCTTCCTTACTCAGGTTCCCGATCGCCTCCTGTGCCCGGGCCAGCACGCTCTGGCTGTCGACCTGCGCCTTGCGCTCCTTCAGCGCGTCGATCTCGTTCTGCAGCTGCGTCACGCTCTTCCCATTTTCCGAAAGCCCGGTCCCGGAGAAATGCGTGTCCGCCTGTTCGATCTCCAGCGCCTCGATCTGCTTGCCCAGCTCCTGCGACGTCCGCCGCATCCCGCGCACCTGATCGCGCTGCACGGTCTGCGCCGCTTTTGCACGCCGGTTCTGCGCATCCACGTCCCCCCGCACCTGCTGCGTGGCCGGCGCAAACCGGCCGGCCAGCAGTGCGCTCTGCTGGCGCAGAGCTTGCGTTCCGAGATTTCCTTGCGCCCGCATCCGTGCCGCAGCATTTTTCTGTTCCGTCTGCTCGCGGCGCAGTTCCTGTGTTGTAAGCTGCTCTGAGGTATTTGTCGGCGTCTTCTTCGTCCCGCTCAAATACGGCTTCATTTTTATCTGCGCGAGCTCCGCTTCGCGCACGGCATTCTGATATGCCATAAACGCCGCATACTGCTTATGCAGCGGGTCGTCCACGGTTGTCTGCCCGCTCTGCGCGTTCTTCCCGTAGTCCGGGTTCGGCAGGCCGTACTTGCTCGCGATCTGGATCTGCTTCTGGTTCAGCGTGATTCTTCCGCCGCGATAGGCGGAGGGAGCCTGCTGTGTGCTGGCTCCCTGTCCGCTGCGGATGCTCTCTGCAATCCGCTTTTGTTCCTCTGTCAGTGTGATTCGTCCCATGCTGCCCTCCGTTACCGCTGTCGTAGATACGTCGCGCCGTAGTATTCCAGATACGCCTTGAACGTATTGGACTCCAGCGCATTGTAGCCCTTGCTGTTGAGGTAGTTGTCCAGCGTCCGGCTGTCCAGATATACATTCGGGTTCTTTGCCCGGTACGCCTGCGCCGCTTTTGCAAGCGTGTTGTTCTTCTTGTCGCTCAGCTTTGAAGATGAACTGCTTCTCCCACCGCCGCCTCCGCCGCCGGATTTCTTCGCCGCGGCCTGCTCCGCCGCCAGCGCCTGCAGGTAGGCGGCGTTCTCGCTGTTGGCCTTCTGCGCCCAGTAGTCAAGCATCGTCGCCCACTGGCTCTGGTCCAGCGACCGCTCCGAGTTGTACGCGCTCCGCGCATCCGAAAGATCCGAATAATAATCGCTGACCGTATCCCGGTACCGGCCGTAGTCCGTATCTTCCCGGCCCTTCACGAGGCTGTACTGGTTATAAAGGTCCGTCCCCTCATCCTGATACCGCTGATATGCCTGCTGCTGCAGCTGCGGCACGATGTCGTTGAGGTTCTGCAGATACGCATTGTACGCCTGCTGGCCCACCTGCTCACCGTATGTTGAGCCATAGCCGCCCGTGAGTGCCGCCGCCTGCCCCATCGTGTCCTGCATGGCCAGCCGCCCGAGACGCTGATACTGCTCCCGGTACTGCTGGTACAGAGGATCCGTCCCCATATCATAGGTGAATTTCTTCCGGTTCCGGATCTGGTCATACAGGCTCGTCAGCTCATCGTCCCAGCGCGATTGATACGCGCCCGGCTTGCTGGCCTTGACCTGCTCCAGATACGCCTGCGCCGCCTGTACGCTGCCCGACGGCGTGTACCCGCTCTCCAGCCCGTTCAGCTTGCTTCTCGTGTAGTCCGACACGCCGGACATGGTGTAGGGGCTGTTCCTGGTCTGATAGCTGCCGCCGTAGTTCCGCGTCGTCTGGTTCTTGTTCACCAGCTGCGACTGGTAGCTGCCGTCCGCGTTCACGCCCGTGATGCGGTACGTGCCGCCGCCGGTCACGACCTCGTCGCCGGCCGAAAGCCCCGCCGGTGCCCTGCCGCCCGACTCTACTCGATATACGCTCATAGTCTCACCGCCTTAAAGCTTGAAATGTGTCGCGTACTGCTTCGGCATGTACGCCTGATTGTAGGCATTGAAGTACCCCTGATAGTAGCTGTTGTACTTCGCCGCCTCGTTTGCATACTTCGTCGTCTCCCCGTTGGCATCGCAGATCTTCATCCCCAGATACCAGCGGTAGATCTCATCATACGGCCATGGGATCAGCAGCTCCGTTTCCAGATCCACGTCCTCCCCATAGCCCGTGAACGGCTCCGGTTCCTTCTCGTGCTCGTGCGTGCAGATGATATCCCGATACACGATTCCGTCCAGCTCCGACAGCCACCGGACCTTGTCCGGCGTCTCGTACTGGTTCGGCAGTAACCGGTCGACCGTCTCGATCGCTTCCCGAATTTTCATTTTTCCTCCTTACCAAAAGAAGGGGCATTTCTGCCCCTTCCTCTGCTTCATGCCGTCATGGGCATTCACTTGTCAGTTGTCCGCCTGCGCGCGGCGGAAGGCTACCTCCTCCGCCATCCGCGCGTTCATCAGGACTTCATACACCGGCAGCGGGACCTGCACGTCCTTGCCCTTCGGCACCTGAAACGTCCGTCCGTTTACCGCCACGAAGCGGCTCTGCTCCTCATTTCCCTGCCCGCGGGGCAGGTAGATCGTCTTCATGACGTTCCACACGTCTTCCTGGTTTGCCTGTACAGCCGCCGTGGCGGTCTCTTTCGTTGTCATGTTATGTGCTCCTTTCTCAGTTTGCCTCGTCCGTGCCGGAGTATGCGCTGCAGCTCTCCACGCGGACCATGCGGTCCTCATACAGCAGCTTTGCCGCCATCTCGGCCTTGTAGCCGACGGTAGAGAACTGATCCAGCGGGCCGCCGATCTGTCCCTTGTTCTTAATGATCATCTCAAGATTGCCGCCCTCCGGGTCGATCATCTTGTATGCGTCCTTGCCGAGGAACAGCGTCGCGTACACGCTGTAGTAGACCGCCGGGTTTCCGTCAGCCGCTGCAGTCTTGACCGGGCAGGTCGAGTTGTTGAAGATCTTCGCTTCCGTCGTCTCGACGAAGCGCACGCCGTGCAACTCGCCGATCTCACCCGAGAACAGCGGCGTGACGTCTGCATACTTGTGCGCCTCGACCCATGCGTTCGAGGACCGCAGGTCGTATGCGACCGACGGGTGGATGATGGCGACGTACTTGCCGTCGATCTTCGGGGCCTTCATCTTCTTCAGCGTCGTCACGGCCTTGTTGACCTCGTCCGGCGTCAGCTTGGCCGTCAGGTCGAGGCCCGCACGGCTGGTGACTTCCGTATGCGCGCCGCCCGTTGCAACCTTGTCGCAGTACTGCACATTCGAGCCTGCCGCGGCCGCGTCGCGCACGCGCTTGTCGATGGACGTACCCGCGGAAGCGCCGAGCTCTTCGGTCGCGCCGAGGATGACGTTGTCCAGCGCATGCAGTTCGAGCTGATCGGAAACAGTCACGTACAGGCCGATCTGCTTGAGTGCGCCGGTCATGCTGGTCTGTCCCATCTTCTGGCCGGTCGGGATGACGCCTTCGGTCAGCTCCTCCGCATCCGGCAGCGTGTTCCACTTGCGCCACTCCACGGTCTTGCCATGGTTGCGCGGCAGCAGCTGACGGCCTGCCAGCTGCGCATGCACGAGGTTCGGCCGTGCGTTCTCGAGCAGCTGCGTGTCGTAGAACGTCTTCATGGTCAGCGCGAGCGTGTCGTTGCCGCTGAATGCGGTCGTCTGACCGGTGCCTGCGTTTACGTAGTTGCCGGTCGCGTTGACGAGCGTACCGGCGTCAGCAAAAAACTGAAATCCGACTTTGGATTTAAACATAGCTTCTTATCTCCTTTCTCAGGGGATCACTCGTTCCCCTCTTGCCGCGCGGCGGCGCATGTCCTCCACCTCCGCGCGTGACCAGTGTGTTTTCATCGGGACGTTCTCTCCGCCCGCAGCGCCGGAGCCGATCTCCTGCGGCCTTGCGCCCTGCGCCTGGATGGTCCGCATGACGTTCTCCCGCGCCTGGTTCGCCACCAGCTGCGCCTGTTCCTGTGCGATCTCCTGCTGGTGGATGACCTCATAGGCCGTCTTCGGCGGCACGCCCGCGCCCATGAGCCGCGCAAAATCCGGGTTCTGCATCTCGGTCTCAAAGTCCGCGCCGTACCGCGCCGTCACATCCCGGGCAAAGTCTGCCTGGATCCCGGCAAAGGCTTCTCGCATCTGGTACTCCTGCAGCTGCCGCCGCATGGCCGTATTCTCGGCCCTGCCGGCGTACTCCTTTTTGAGTGCGTCCGCCGACATGCCCTTTTCCATGGCCTCCGCGCTATAAAGCCGCTCGTCAGCGGAAAAGCGCTGTGCCAGTGCCGCGAAGTCCGTCTTCCGCGGGTCCGACGTGTCGATCCCATAGAGCGCGCCCAGCTGGTCGATGATCGGCGCCATCGCCTCGGCCTGCCCCTTGTACTGGTTCAGCCCGCGCACGCGCTGCTTTACGACCTTCTGCACCGCAGAATCAAAGTCCTGCTTGTACCGGCCCCGGATCAGACTGTCGAACGTTTCTTCCTGTGTACCCTGCCCCTGAGCGTCGGGGACGTTGACCGGCTGCTGCTGCACCTGCGCCTGTGCGGCTGCCTCCTGCCCGCTCTGCTGACCGGCGGCGTCAGCTGCGTTCGTCTGAACGCTTACGCCCGTGAATTCGCCTTCCATGCTATAAATTCCTTTCTGGCGTTTATTCTAAAATCATCGTAGCACAAACTTTTCCCAACTTCACCCCACGCCAGCCAGAAATAATCTCGCCGGAACGGGCCGCCGCAATCGTCGGTTCTTATCCCGGCTGCGTGCTTTCTTCCGACTTTTTGCGCGCATTCTCCACGATCTTCGGCTCCTGCGTCTCGCCGGTGTTGATCTCCGGCTTCTCCGCTGCCGCGGCGCTCGCCTGCGGGACTGCCTGTCCGCCCTCCTGCAGGATCTGTTGCGCCAGCCCCTCACCCATGACCGGATCGTACCGGTCTGCCAACGCCAGCGCCAGCTGCTGCCACTCGACCAGCCGCTGCTGCAGGTCCGCGTTCTCCTGAATCTTCTGGATGAGCGAGTCCTTTCCGTCGAAGTCCATCATGTCCAGCGTTGCAAGCGTCTGGTCCACCATCTGTGGGTTGAAGAACCCCAGCTGGAAGAACTGCAGCGCCAGCTCGTTCTGCGCCATGGACGCGTACTCGCTTGCCTTCTGCGCCGAGACCTCAATGTCAAAGACCGGTTTTCGCAGCCCGTCCGGCTGTCCGTTCGCGCCGTAGAGATTCTGTGGCTGCAGCCCCTGATTGCTGTACTGTACGAACTGCTCTGCCCCGCGCTGCCCGATGATCCGGAACTGCCGCGGCAGATCATAGAACTGCCGGATGCGCTCAATGACCATCCGGATCATCCGCGCGTAGGCCCGGTAAGCCGACTTTGTGGAGTCCTTGCTGCTCCGGCCGGACGCTTCCTGCAGCGCTGCAATGGCCGAGGCCGCCGTCACGCCGGAGCTCGTCGCGCCGTTATTGACGTCCGTGTTTCCCGTTGTCCACTTGAGCTCCTCGATCTTGTTCTGCAGAATGGCGATATAATTGCTGTTGAGCATGTTGACCTGGATCTGCTGTAGACTGTCCTGCCCCAGATTCCCATCCACATGCACGAACGGCTTCGTCCAGTCCGCGAACTCCTGCTCATTGACCGACCCGTCCGACCGCTTGAACCACCGGGGCGTCGTCGACATGATCGCGTTCTTCACGATCGCCTGGTTCATCCGGTCGATCTGCTCCTGCGTCGACTTGCCGATGTCGATATACCCATACCCGGCAATGCTCCCCTCCACCGGGAACAGCGCGTCGACCACAAACGGGTATTCCCCGTCGTCATACAAGCCCGTCTCCGCCATGGGCTTTCCGACCGGCTGCTGCACGATGCTGCCGTCCGGCATGGTCATCGTGTCATACCGCTGCTCTGTGTCGTTCTCCGTCGCCTGCAGGATGGTGTCGCCCACCAGCTTCGCAAAGTGCAGCACCTGCCGTCCGTTCTGATATTTCTTGTAATACCAGTCCACCACCATCGACTTGTTGTCAAAATTGATGACGTCGTCCGTGTTGTACTTCTGCTGGATCTGCGGATTGGAGTTGAGCTTTCCCTGCAGCTCCGGGTACTTCTCAACCAGCAGATCGTTGTCCACCATCTCCGTCAGGAAGATGTTCTTCGACTTCTGCAGATCCCGCACGCCCGGCTCCCAGAAGAAAGACAGAATATCCACCGGCTGCACCGAGATATCCCCAAGACCGTTCAGCTTCGAAGAATCCCACTTCACGTGCCAGATGAGCGTGCCCTGCTTGAGCTTCGTCCACTGGCTGTCCGAATAGACCTCTTCGAAGTCGTTCTGTTCCAGAATGACCGGCAGCACCGAGGAAAGCTTCGCCGCCTCCTCCCGGTCGTCCGGTTCCCGCGGGCGGATGGCCGGAGCCGGATAGGCCGCGATCGCGTCCGCGTGCTTGCCCATGATGACGTTGAAGAGCCACGCCGATGTCCACTTGTCGTCCTCCGGGTTCCCCTTCTGGATCCGCTGCCAGCTGCGCATGCGCCACCAGTCCTCCGACGCAATGACCCGCGCCTCCAGCGCACTCTTGCCCTGCCGGTATTTCTGCAGCGTGTCCATGGCCTTTCTGGCCTGCTCTTCGCCGATGGCCTTTCGCGCCGTCAGCCCGCTCGCCGTGTCATTCTGCATGGTCGTCTGCATCTGCTCTGTCTGCATTGTCCGCTTCCTCCTTCCGCAGGTCTTCCGCCGTGAGTCTCGCCACTTCGTTCTGGATCCCGTCCAGCACAAAGCCCACGATGACCGGCGGCAGCCCCGCCTCGTTGATGGCCTCGATCAGCCGCCCCCGCAGCTGCACCACTGCTTTTGTGATATTCATAGCTCCTCCTATCCGTTATAACTGCTGATTGCCCGGTTGAGCGCTTCTTTCAGCGCAGAATAGCTGTTTGCAAAGTACGTCGCTTCCAGTTTCGTCCCTGCCGATACCGTGCTGACGCTTCCCGCGCCTGTCAGATTCCCGATGGCGTTTGCCGCCTCGTTGTAGATGGCCGCCGTGATCGTCTGCCCGGCGTAGGCCGTCGTGAAGGAAATGCTCCCGTAGCCTCTGGCGGCCCGGACTTCGTTGATCTTCGCCGTCAGCCGGTTCCAGCTCGCCGCCGTCAGGTATGTCACGGCCTTCCCCGCCGCGATATACGACGCATCGTCGCTCGTCCACGCGAAGGCCGCTATCTGTGCCTTCGTCTCGCCGGATACGGTGTTGGACGTCTTCGAGTCCGTCCCGGCCTTGTTGACGATCCAGAAATAATACGTCGTGCCCGGGTCCAGCCCCGAGACCGTCACCGGCGAGTTGCCGATCGACTGCGAGCCGATGGCCGTATAGCTCGTCTTTCCCCAGTAGAGCGTCCAGCTTCCGTACCCACCTCCGTTTTTGTTCCATGTGACCGTCGCCGTGTCCTTCGTCAGCGTGACCCCGTTGATAACCGGCGCGACTGCCGTGATCTTCGTCTTGTAGTACACGCGCACGGCCTGCCCGCTCGTAATGGGGATCGTCTCCGTCGCCGCGTGATTTGTCGCATACCCTTCCGACGCGAGCCTGAAATACTGGAATTCATACTCCTGCGAATACGTCTGGTACTGCGTGCCGGACATGGACAGGAAGAACGAATTGCCGATCGTGCCGGAGACGGACCCGTCTGCCAGCGTGTGCTGCCCGTCCAGGTAGTTGTAGATCGGGACCGTCGCGGTCTTGCTTTGGTAGTAGACCTTGACGGTCTGCCCTTCCTGGATGGGGATCGGGTAGCTCGCGTCGTGCTCCGTGTTGTAGTTCTGCGACGAGAGCCGGAAGTACAGGAAATGATACTGCTGCGAGTACGTCTGATACTGCGTGCCCGCGGCCGAGATGTAAAACGTATTTCCGATATCGCCTTTGAAGGACCCGCTCGCCAGCTGCGTCAGGTTATCCAGGAAGTTTAGAATGCTGACCGTCGCCTGTGAGGTCGACTGTGCCAGCGTCCGCACGCTGATGGAGTTTGTCTCGGCGACAAGCGCCCCCGTGTTGCTGTTGTAGATCCGCACGCGGCAGATATACAGCGTGTCCGGCGTCAGACCGGTAATGACCCGGTGGGCCGTCGTCGTGCCCGCAGTCGTGTCCGTCACCGTCGCCATGACCTGTCCCGCAAGGATATATTCATATTTCCGTTTGTACTTCGTCGTTGACGACATACCGGATACCGTCAGCGTGATACTTGTCGGCGTACCCGATGCGCCGGACAGCGTTGCCATTCAGCCAGCCCCCTTATCCGAACACCGGCGTAATGCCGCTTACGCCGCCGGAAGCGATAAACCGGATACTCCCGTCCGATTTTATCTGCATACTGGCTGTCCCAGCCGCGTTCTGCAGATACACATCGCCGCTTGTCGAGCGCACGCGCACCGCCGGGCCGGACAGGTCGACCGCATAGGCCGCCGAGCTGGAGGACGTAAACTGCAGACTGCCCTCCGCGCCGCCGATCGTGCCGTTCGAGAAGTTTGTGCCCGCGATCTCAAGTCCGTTGCTGATGATGTTGATCTCATCCATGATCTGCTTGAGCTTCGTCTGGATGCTCGTACCGTCGAGCTTCAGATCCGTTGCGTTGATCGTTCCGCCGATCTCAGCCCCCGTGCACGTCAGCTTGCCGTTCGCGTCCACCTTGAATTTGTCCTTGATGGAAAGCCCGCTCGTGCCGAAGTACATGCTCGCGC